TGCGTTTATGGCTGGCGCCCATCAGTGAGATTTTTACGCACGACGGCGCATACATGACGGAATAAAAACTTTTAACGTAGGTCCCGGAATCCAGATACAGCTCGGTCATTCCGCCGCTGTTTTTCTGCGTCTGTTTCTGCCCTAACTGGACAGCACCGATCGTCATAAACAATTCACCACGGCGACCGAGATTCGTGTACGTATTCACATCCTCGTTAATGCGCCCCATGAATGAGAACGGTCGATCAACCGAACAGATAAAGCTGTTCATTGCCTTGCGTTTCACCCACGAAGCATGGCCGCCATTGTCACCAAGAAAATCCCCGCCCTGCGACATAGCGATGGAAAGCGCGGGTATTGATTCGTAATACGCCAGCATTTCAGAAAGGATCGCATCCAGTTTCCTTATCGGGAAATAGGCCTGGTCATAGTTGCGATCCACCCGAAACTGGAACTCGTGATAATCATCATCGAGCTGAATGAAGTATTTACACCCGACCAGTTTTGCCAGGTCGAAACAGGCATTACGGGCGTAAAAAATTGAGCGGCGGTCACCAAAATTATCGGCTTCGTCAAAACGACTGGCAATATCGGCTTTGGAAAATACCAGCACCTGTTCACCAAATTCAGCCATGTACTGATGCCGTGTCTTATCTTCATCATCAACAACGATAAAAATTTTCCCGGTATAGCCAGCACGACGCAACGTCCGGTAAGTCAGAACTTTGTCCGGTCGCCCGTGAGTCAGAATAAAGGCGCAAAAATCATCACGCATATTCCTCCTCCCCGCTATGCATGATCGCCACCATGCGCTGCGTCATTCGGACAAATCCATTTTCAATAGCCTGCTGATAATCAATGATCACCAGCGCCGACTCCTCGAAAAGGCACTGAATTTCAGCGGGGGCATGAGCGTAATAGTCCGCAATTCTGCTGAAATTAAACACCGTGTGACGTTCTGCCGCACACAGGAGGAATTTCTCAATATCAGGATCAAGGGACGCCGAACGTATCCGGCTGATCAGCTCCTGAGTTTTCGTATCGTCGTACAGTTCACTGATATCCGGTTTACCGCCCGACGGCTCATAAACAGGCGTATCAATTTTCGTCGTATACGGCTCCTCCTTATTTCCTGTACCGGGCAAAACATCCGTCAACAGTTCATCAATTTCTGTCGGGCCGAAGCCTGTCAGGGAGACATCAAAATCAGCATTGATTAGGTCCGACAGCTCCATCCGCAACAGATCTTCATCCCAGCCAGCATTCATTGGTAGGCGATTATCTGCCAGGCGGTACGCCTTTTTCTGCTCATCCGTCAGGCCAGACAGAACAATGACCGGAACAGAATCCATTTTGAGCATTTCAGCCGCCATAACACGACCGTGACCCGCAATAATTTCGCCCTTTTCGTCAATCAGCACCGGATTAGTCCAGCCGAATTGCTTAATACTTTCTACCAGTTGTGCCACCTGCTCAGTACTGTGCGTCCTGGCGTTGTGCGCATACGGTGACAATTCTTGTAATGGGCGATAGACTATCTTTAATTTCTCGCTCATACAGCCTTGCTTTATGAATAAAACGCACCCCAGCAGCCAGTGCTACTGGGGGCGGAGGTGTTGCTGGTAAAGTTAGGTATTGGATCAATGAGTGAGTCAATATAATATTAAACTCACAATTATAAATCAGCCATATATTAGGAGCGCCAAAAAAAACCTGAAAACAATATAATAACAGGATAAATTTCAAGGCGACCAAGAATCATAGCTATGCACATTAAATATTTTGCAATGTCATTAAGCACTCCGAATGACGATGCAGTAGCCCCAAAACCTAATCCCATATTATTAATACATGCAGCCACTGTTGCAAATGATGTAAGAAAATCATATCCCATACCATTTAACACCAGTATAAAAAACACCGTGAAGAGAGTATAAAGAAAAAAGAAACTCCATACAGACCTCATTACACGATCTGTAACTATCTTCCCTCCTACATTTACACTCAACAACGCTCTGGGATGAGAAAGCTGATTTATCTCGTATTTGCTTTGTTTGAAAAGTATAAGAAATCGAAGTGACTTAATTCCACCACAAGTTGAACCTATACATCCCCCAAAGAAACTTGACGACAGCAAAAACACTATCGTGTGCGTGGGCCAGCTTGCATAATCCTGCGTAGCTAAACCATTATCAGTGAGCATGGAGCTGGCAAGAAAAAACGAATGAATAAAACTTCCATGCAAGTCATACATACCTATATGCCAGACCTGGAAAGAGGTAACAATGATCACCCCTAAGGCTATTAACAGAAAGAAACGAAGTTCAATATCTCTGATTAAAGGTTTTATCGTTTTCCTGCTAATAACAATATACCAAAGAGTGAAGTTGAAAGCCGATAGCAGGGAAAAAGAACCAGCCACCAGCTCAACCAAATAGTTATTAAAATATCCGATACTCTCGCTATGAGTTGAGAAACCACCAAGCGAAACTGTGGAAATCCCGTGACAAATAGCATCAAACAAAGGCATTCCTGCAAGTCTATAACAGACAATACAAGCAATACCTAATAAAGAATAAGTTATCCACAGTGTCCGTGACGTATCGGCCAGGCGGGGAGTGAGTTTGTCATCCTTAAATGGCCCCGGCATTTCTGACTGATAAAGCTTTGCACCACCAATACCCAATAATGGCAATACAGCAACCGCCAGAACAATAACTCCTAAACCACCTATAAAATTTAACTGTGACCGATAGTACAAATATGCCCGAGGTAATGAACTAACATCATCAATTACAGTTGCTCCTGTTGTTGTTATTCCAGAAACCCCTTCAAACAGAGCATCAATGAACGTTAAATTAAGTTCTGAGTCAATCCATAAAGGGAATGCACTAATAACAGAAAACAAAATCCAAAACATTACAATTATAATAAACCCATCACGGGTACGTAATTGAATGCCAGATTTCTTAGTTGTATACCACGCTCCGCCACCAATGCAAAAAAATATAACGAAAGTTATAAAGAAAACGAACAGGCTTTTTTCTTTATAAAACAATGCTACAACCATTGGTGGCAACATTGAAAGACTATAGAGCCAAACCAGGAACCCACACATATGAGTAACAACTCTTACATGAGATGTATTCATATCTAAATATTCTTTCAATTATAACCACCTTGCTGCAATATTATGATTATACTGTATAAAATTTAACTCCTCTTAGATCTTACTTCACTGTTCCTTATGAAACAATCATCAAAATGAATCATATTGTAGTTAAGATTTTACTTTAAACACTGCTCGGTTATGTATTGCTGAGCACCTTCAAGTTGGGCCTGCATCATTACCAGTCGTTCCCGGAGGGTGAAATAATCCCGTTCAGCGGTGTCTGCCAGTCGGGGGGAGGCTGCATTATCCACGCCGGAGGCGGTGGTGGCTTCACGCACTGACTGACAGACTGCTTTGATGTGCAACCGACGACGACCAGCGGCAACATCATCACGCAGAGCATCATTTTCAGCTTTCGCATTAGCTAACTCCTTCGTGTATTTTTCATCCAGTGCAGCAACATCACGCTGGCGCATCTGCATGTCAGTAATTGCCGCGTTCGCCAGCTTCAGTTCTCTGGCATTTTTGTCGCGCTGGGCTTTGTAGGTAATGGCGTTATCACGGTAATGATTAACAGCCCATGACAGGCAGACGATGATGCAGATAACCAGAGCGGAGATAATCGCGGTTACTCTGTTCATTGCTGACCCCACAAACAGATTTCACGCTCAATCTCACGACGAGTCATGAGACCTTTCCATTGCTTACCGCCAGCATATGTCCAGCGACGTAGCTGATCACATGCGCCTTTGATATCGCCCTGGTTTATTTTGCGAAGAAGCGTCGATGTTCTGAAATTGCCAGCACCCACGTTGTAAACGAATGAGTAAAGAGCGCCGCGCGTTGTTTCCGGTATATCGACTTCGATGTACGGGTTAATTTGTCTGGCGACAGTGGCAAGGTCTTTATTCAAGAGTGCTTTGCATTCTGCTTTGGTATACGTTTTACCGAGCATGATGTCTTTTCCTGTATGCCCGTGACATACAGTCCATACACCAACAATATCTTTGTATGGTATGTAGCTGACACCTTCCAGACCATCGTTACCACTTGGGCCAGTGATTAACACTGATGCTATAGCAATTGCTCCGCCACCAATAGCAGCAGCAACGGCTTTTCGTAATGATGGAGGCATTATTCACCTCTCGCAGCCTTGCGCTTATCTTCTTTAATCTTGAAATAAAGGTTTGTCAGGTACGTCAGCAGGCCAAAAACCAGACTACCCAGCACACCGATTGCAGCCCACTGTGACGGAGTTACTCTATCGAGCAACTGTAAAAACCAGTAGCCAGCACTGCCTGCGGAGGTGCCATAGGCGACACCCGTTGTTAACTTATCCATGGATTTCATAACCCCCACCTCGCAGATGCGGGCGCTGTGTAATGGAAACAAAAAATGGCCACCAGCGGCCCGTAAAAAACACCCCGTCAAAAGCACCGGCATCCGCAGATGCCCTTTGCGTGGCGTTATTTGATGCGCGCCAGATGTGGCGCAAAGAAATGAAATAAGACTTATCGAAAATTAAGGTTAATTTGATGATTTAAACCACTTCTGAAGCTTAGTAGTATGAACATGTCCCCAGAAGGAGGCCAATACTTATGATTCTTCATGGACTTTGTCCCGCGGCGTTAATCCGACGGCCGCGCTTTTTTGCGCCATATTCATCGCTAACTTACATGGCATTGCCACACGGGCATTATCAGTGTCCGTGTTTCTTTTTTTAGGGTTCAGAATAAAAAAAACCGCCCGGTGGAGGCGGTAAAGGATGTATTTCCAGGTTTTGCTTAGTATATGATTAATCTCAATGTCATTTTTAGCGATGTTTACAACATCGGGATGGCACATCACCGGCCCTGCCAGGAAATACAAAATCTCCACCGATAATGCACCATTCTGCTGCCGTAAAAAAACCTGGCCTCAAATCATAGCCAGAGAACAGAATGCTTTTTCGAAACAACCTGCTCCCACGTAATAAAAATACGCCAGTGCTGCAATACAATAAGGCTTATTTCAAATGCTGGAGCGGGTAGCGGGAATCGAACCCGCATCATCAGCTTGGAAGGCTGAGGTAATAACCATTATACGATACCCGCATATGGTGCCGACTACCGGAATCGAACTGGTGACCTACTGATTACAAGTCAGTTGCTCTACCTACTGAGCTAAGTCGGCACAGAACCGCCACCGAGGTATCGAACCTCACACCTACCACTTAAATGATGGTCGGCTCTTCCCGATGAGCAGATGGCGGTGTTCCCTTAATGGGATAGCTGTATTCAGTAATCCGTTATTCGAATACACCATCGAAGGAACAAGCGCATTATATACATTCACGATTCGTGTTATTAGCTAATTGCGCACAACACAGCTTCATTTAACGAAATGCCCCCCCAGAAACAACAAAACCCGCTCAATGGCGGGTTCTGGTAAAGTTCATGCGCTTGGTTCGCCTCGCGATACAGCTTTGCGAAGCATACCGGAATTGAAGCAGTTTATGCGTAAAAAATCAAGCTATTTTTTGAGCAAATGATTCTCGCATGGGAATATATAGGGCATACTCAGCAACAGCCAACCAATTAGCAATTCGCTTTTCGCATGTGCTAAAACACCACTCAGGATGTGCATCATTTAGCAATTCAGCCATTTTGCGCTTAGTCATCCCCCGTCCTTCATACCGTTGCCGGAGGACACTAATCAATCCAGGATGCTCTGCCAGCACCTCACTTATGACTCTATCAATACATAACGCCTCTGCATCAGTACAATGCGCCAGCCAGGTCTTTTGCTTGCCATTGATCATCTCTCGCAAAAACGCTTCCAGCTCAGGTTTCTCTATTCCCGCTTTTTTCATCCTGCGCAGGGCTTCATTGACGGCTGTTTTCGTCAATTTTTTGGATGCCAGCAACTGGTTAAACATATTTCCCGTCTTACCGCCGCCAATATACGACCAGCGCCCCCACATGCGCAGTTTTCCCTGAATCCAGACACTTTCCAGCGTGGTGAGACGAAGGTGTTCCCCGCTTTTGCCTGTATTTGTTGGGTAAATCATAAATAACCTTCCTTTCTCCAGATTTCTTGTGTGCGAAAAACACCTTCTGCATGCATCAGGCGTAATTCTTCTTTGGTGTAATCGCTGGTTTTTACCCGCCCGTCGATTAAATCGTGGCATGAGCTACAGGCAATCGCTGCCTGCATATCGTGTGGTTTTGTCGCTGTTCCGCACGTCCCCGCCAGCCTGTAATGCGCCAGCACAGATGTTTCGGGATTGTGATTGCAGTAGCCAGGAATTCTGACGGTGCACATCTGCCCCCGCGCCGCTTTACGTAAATCCACCATTACGCAAACTCCAGCAGCTGCGCGGCCACATTTTCGACTTGTTCCGGAGAGGAAAATTTACGGAACAGAATCCAGTTCCACAGCACATTCAGAACAGATTTATAAACCTGCTGAAACTCGGTTTCGTCCATATTCGCAAAAGCGATAGATTTTGCCCGACGCCCGCGGCTACCGTCCGGATAAAAATGTTCGGTGTAAAATCCAGCCTGAATGGTTACCCACTCGCGAAAAGCCTCAAACGACTTTAGCAATGCCGTATCCCGGGTTCTGCGTGTCGCAACTGTATTCAGATATTGCTCTGCGGCATCACTCAGGGCTGGCGTGTGTTCCCGACCAACTGATTCGCACAGGTAATCAACGAAACCAAACAGCAGTTCTCGTTCGCGAGGCGTGATCGCCCCACCGACCGGAGTCCAGTAATCGAATCCCAGTTGCAGGAGTTTGAAAAAACGCTTGTGGAATGCGTAGTTACGCACACGCTTAAAGTCTGCGTGTATCCACTCGCCTATTTTGATTTGATGCAGAAAATCACAACTCTCCGGCGTCGCCGGGAGAAGTAATCCGGAAGAGGTTTGTTTGACCAGTTGTATATGCGCCATTTCTTAATCTCTCGATGGCGCAGCGCAGCAGATGCCAGTTGTTCAGGCTGACGTATGAAGTATAAATAAACTGGCTCCAGTGTAAAGCCCCACCTTAATGGAATAAAAACCAAACAACAGATTGCTGGGATACAAACAACGCTTATTATTAAAAGCGGTTAAACAAATTAAATTTTAATGTTATGCAAATCTGCCAGATCACCATAATATCTCATTTGAAAACCGCTGAAATAACAACCCTATTAGGGTTAATCATATTAAGGTGAGTAAATATGGAAAACAACAAATCTGCACATTACGTTCCTTTTTTATCTGTAATACTTTTTGTTTTATGCTGTGCGTGGGCATTATTTTTATAAAAATATTCACAGATAAAATATACCCGCCAAAGTTGGTTAAGTGCGGGTGCGTTGAGGATGCCTGACTCATCAGAGGTGGCGAGGGATTTCTCCCTCGCCTGGTCTCTCACTCCTCAGGTTCGTAAGCTGTGAAGACAGCGACCTCCGTCTGACCGGTTCGGATTTGTACCTCGCAGAAGTCTTTCCTTGTTACCAGTGCCATCACAACGACGGTAATACAGATGACAATCAGGGCGATTAACATCGTCTTTTGCTGCATCACAGCCTACTTACCCTTACCTTTCGTTCAAGCGGTAAGGTCACTTTTTCTGTTGTGTGCTAACCAACAAACCTCTTTTATCTGCATTAAAAATCGTTATCATGTCATCCTCAACCTGTTAATAGCCTATTATGGACTTTAGTAAACAATGAGCACTTCCGCATACAAGAGCAAAATTCGAACACTCCAGTGCGCGTTAAAAAACGGTGAATTTGAACCATTCATACAACATATCCGTTTTCCATACTTTAAAAATATAGAGCAGAATGCAAGGATCGATTTTCAGTTCCCTATAACGGCTTTAGTAGGAAAAAATGGAACTAATAAAAGTTCTGTTATCAAAGCGCTATTTGGTTGCCCACATGGTAAAAATATAACTCGTTATTGGTTCACAACTGAAACAGATGAGTTTCCTGACCTAAAACTTGCTGATGGCAGTTCTCTTAAACCTAGATATATATATGGATATAAAAATGCTGATGGCCGTTTAGTTGAAATACTCCAAGCACGTATCAATGCTACCAAGAAAACAATCGATTATTGGGAAACAAGTCGACCATCTGTTGGTGATAACATGGAGAGTATTTCGGATGATCTGGGTGCTAATAGTAATGCAACCAGATGGAAAAAAATCAAGAAGGGATTGGTTTTCCTAGATTTCA